TTATCGAAGGCTGTTCAAAGTATCTCGAATAGAACCTCCAAAATCTTCGCTTTGAGTTCTCATATCTTTCCGACATTACTTGTCTCCCTTAGTTCGGTTTACCCTGCGAGAAACCACTCGAAGGTTTTTCCGGTGGTTGCCCCCGCCCTTACTTAAAGGACGGATGTGGTCAACTTCCTTACCATCGCCCTTGCGGACTCGCCCATCTTTGATGGCAAGCCCACGGGCACCGTTGCGCTTGGCTCGGTTACGAATCTGTTCCGGTTTGCCATGGTACTCTCGGTACTCTTTGGCGTAGTCTCTACTAGGCATGGGAATTGACCTATATCCTTTTTGGTGTTTGTTAAGGATTTACCCTAGAGTTTATCTAGAGATTCCTTAGAGTTAGCCATTTTACATCCACGTAGTTGGCCGTAATTTGTAGCCCACTGCGTTCTTCATGAAGTCCCGCAGTTCCTTGTCCAGCATCGCTGTTTTACGTACAGCCATGCGTTTATCTGAATCCTGAGCCATCTTCTCAGACCAATAACCAACCCCCATCGCTACGGCATCCAGCCGGTCATCGTGAGCAAGGGCCCCACGGGCCCGTGTGACCCGGCTTAGTTGGTACATCAACTGATACTGAAGAGTCTTCTCAGTGGGCATATCCCTAACAGAAGCCGTGTCGTACTTGATCACGTTGGTGTCAAAGACCAGTTTGTGCTGGTTCATGACTGGCTCCATCGTGTCAATGATGCGGCGTTCCTTCTGGATCGAATGCTTTACTTCCTCAACGACGCACGGGTGGACTTTGGCAAGCACCGGCTTGAGCAGTTCAGTAAACATACCGTCGCCGAAGTTCGCTTCAACAATGATCTGGTTCACCTTCTGCTTCTTGGCGATGTCCGCAAGCATTCCCAAGGTCTGTGGGGAGTACCCTCCGGGGATGCCACCGGCAGACGTCACGTACAGCGTCCCGTTTAGCATCTTTACCACAGCGTAGGCTGTCTCGTCCGCGCCTCGACCGCTTGGGTCGATGGCCATTACAGAGCCCGTGTACGCGATCCAGTCCCCCACTACGGACATTGGACGATGATATCGATCCCCGTTGAATCCCACGCATGTCAACTCCTTATGGGCTAGGTCTGGACTGGTGCCCCATATCAGTTTCTCAGGGGCAAGTTCTGGATTGCAATCCATAACAATCAGATCGTTAATCTTCAATGGGAATCGATCAGCATCGCTCATGCTGGTGTCAAGCATGAACTGCAGAGCAAAGCCAGAGCGTCCCCACGAAAGTTCACGTTCGATCAACTCGTTCTCATCAAAACGGTCTGGGTCGGTCGGCTTACCTGCTGGGACGTCCTTCAGGCTGAGTGCAAGACGATCACCGTAGGCGATGCGCTGCTTTTCGTCAGGACCACGTGCGGGCCATACCCTGATCTCGTACCCACGGTCAGGCAGCAGGTTGTAGATGGAGTTCTCTGACTGCGGTGTGCCTAGGTAGATAATGCGTCCACCCGGCTTGAGAACGGCGTCAAACTCCTTGACCGTCTCCGACAGTTTCTCGCGCATGACCTGCGTCATCGAGTTGTTGGTCACCTCAATGTCATCCGCAATGATCAAGTCTGCACGGCTACCCGTGATCTGGCTAGTGATTCCCTTAGAGGTAACTGAGGGAGCGTGCTGTGCCGGTGCAGGACCAACGTCGAAGGAGACCTTGGAGTAACGCTGGTTGTCCTTAGGACGTAGGTGATTAAGGACAGGCATGTCCTCAATCAGTCTGAGGGTGAACGTAGAGAAGTCATCAGCGCGTTGTTTAGACGCACTGACAACGAGGATGTTCTTCGTGGGATCCAACAGTAGTTGGTGGCATACGAAGGCCGATGTCACATAGGACTTGCCCACCCCACGGAATGCTTCGACAACACATCGTCTAGGTCCTCCCTGAAGGTATTTGGCAATGTCATACTGCATCGGGGTTGGCTTGGGCAGCCCAAGATGCTTCCAAGCCATGTGCAGAAAGTTACGAAAGTCTTTTAGTCTTGGGTCAAGTTCCATACTTAGGTTCGTCCTCAGCGGGGTCGAACGGCAGGGACTCATGCAACTTCAGGATCGGCTGGCCGTCCTTGGCCGCCGCATCGATGCCATTGTCCTTGAGCAACTGCCGTGCAACTCCTAGATCAGCCGCGGTGGCCTCCCCAGCCGCGATGCGGTCGAGAAGGGTGCGCACCACGGCGTTGTGTAGGTCTTGTAGGAGTTTCTTGTCCATATCAGTCTCCTAACCATGCACTGACCGAGGCAGTGCCTGTGATGACGCACTGCATCTGCGGAAACAGAGGAACCGTAAAGTAGCCGCTACCAGTAACGGAGGTAGTTCCTGTAGAATTAAGGACTACATCAAAAAACGGGGCATCGCTACTGAGTCGTCCCTGCAGAACAACGGTGGGAGAACCGCTATGGACTTGAACCTGAAAGATTCCATCTTCATTGTTAATCATCTTTGGTTCGACAATAGCAGAAGTGGCGGCTCCGGAAGTTGTGAATAGACGGGTAGTGCGCATAGTGTGTTTCCTTAATTCTTAATGAGGAAGTTGACAAGTGTCGATGAGGCCGCGCCAACGATGGCTGCCCCACCCATTATAAACGATCGAGAACTTTCAAGAGCGCGGAGACGCTCGTCGTGAGATTTGATTTGCTCTTCCTGAGCCTTTTGAAATGACAATATGGAATCTACTTTACCCTCTAAGCGACCTAGAGCAAGGAACAAGGTTTCGTCATGTGTGGTCATGGGTATACCTTAGGTAAGACGGAGGATCCAAGCCTTGACGTCCGCTGAAGCACCTGTTGCGGGTGAACCAAAGAGAATGCTTGGGTCAGAAATATCAGCAGTACCCGTCCATCCACTTCCAGTTCCTTGGAAATACGCAAAACTTCCAGCAGCGAGTGTGGTAATACCTTGTGTGTAATAAGTTGAATTGAAGTTCCACGGGAGATTTGATACGTTAGTTGGTGAGACTGTATTTGAGAATCCGGATGAAGGGAGAGGGCCCCATGAAAACTCTCCCCACAGAACCATATATTTAACTGCAGAAGCACCCGTGTTTTTAACACGAATATAGTGGGTCACTGAAGCCATAGTTCCAATGGTCAGCGTTGTATTAATCTGAGCAAGCCGTCGTGGTTCAATAAGATTGACATCTATATCAATTTTAAAACCAGTTGAGATGCTGTTGGTAGCGACTACAACCTGTGGGTTAAGGTTGAAGACAACCGAGTCCACATAGGACTTGTTAGCACCATCAGCGGGCGCTGTTGGAGTCAGTAGATCGGTGATCTTCTGACTATTCAGTGACACACTTGCGTTTGGAGAGTTCATCTGATTTAGACGACTCGTTTGCACCTGTGTGTCAAAGTTACTGATTTTTGCAGCAGTCAGTGTTGGGATGTCAGCGGGAACCAAAGCCCGTAGAGTTACTGCACCTGAGGATGAAGTTGGTGTGGCAAGAACCAAATTGGCTGCTCCAGATATGGAGCCAAAAGCAGCGGAGTCAACGTAAGCCTTATTAGCCGCATCTGTACTCAACGTAGGAGTGGCAACATTCGTAATCTTAAGGCCTACCGCATCCCATGCCGTAAGCATGTCATTGAGACGAAGAGAGAACTCCTTGGCTTCATCCAGTCCTTCCTGAACAAGGTACAGGAGTTGTAGAGCAGAATTGTCCAAATCTGATGCGGTCAGGATCGATCCGTCATCAAAATCCACTTCTCGATCAGCCCTCAAGGCCTCGGTGAATCGTCGGATTACTACAAGATTACCTCCAAGAATTGGTGTTATAAATTGGACATTGACTGTAGTGGTGTTGATTGTGTACACACCAGATGTGGCCTGCAGAACACCGTTGACAAACACAGACAAATTAGCAGTTGTCACATAACCATCAATTTGTGCGAATGAGAAATTTGATGTCGACACTGCTGGGGAGTGAACTTGAAATGAGTATGGCATGTTTTACCTGTTGACGAGATCGAAAAGTTCCTGCGCGCTACGGCCCATACGCAGGGCTTGTTTGTTAGCAAAGTCAAGGCGGTCAGCCTGCTTGAGGTCGGGAGATTCCTTTAGAAGTTTCTCATAAGCAGATGCCCGATATTTGGAGATAATGCCGCGAATAACACGCACGCGGGGCGAGTCATAATCGTCCGTGGTATCCGGACTGAGTTTCTGGTAATCCCGTGACTTGATGGTCTTAACCAAGGCTTGGCGAAGGGTCTGTCCCTTGATGCTCACCGTGCCATGTAGTTCAAGCCAGCGGTCATAGGCTTCCTGCCCACTTGCTGTCTTGAACTGCGTAAGATCCACCGCTCCCTTGTTGGGCTTTGGTGGGGTGAACCCGTGACCAAGCAACCCAAACTCAGCAAGGATGACATCATCAGTAACTTGTGTGTAGGTAACTGGACTGAACATGTCTGGCCCCAATCCGGCAGGCTTAGTCATTGCTTCACCAAGAACGTTGCGCTGAGGGTTTACCTGTTCAGCCAAGAATGGGATCTTGGAGTAGATGGCGTCAACCATGTTTCGTGCATCACGGAGAACAGCGTCATCCGCGACAGTCGATTTAGATTGATCAAGAGCGGAACTGAACGGAACCAGCGATGAGACATACTGGTTTACCAGCGTAGGACCGAACTGTTCTGGATTGCTCAACGCATTTGTGACGTTGGTAATACCAGTCAGGTAGGTCTTGTTGGTGATGTTTCGGGCAAGAGCCAGCACCACGGCGTTAGTAGCACCACCAAGGCTGTCCATGTGACGTGCCTCGGCATACTTGTAGCCTTCCGTAAGATCAGCCACTAGTCCCAGCATCGATGAGAAGGGGTCTTCTCGCTTGTAGGAGTAGTACTTATCGCCCACCTTGATCGAGTAGGGCTGCCAGCCCGCCTGAATCAGTGTGTCTCGCTCACCCTTGTTCTTAGGGCCACCGCCGGTGATCTTGCCTCCGGATGCTGCCATGTACACAGTCGTGGTCAGGGCAAAGGAGAACGCAAGGCGACCTGCGGCATCCGCACGGATGGATGCATCAGTATGGTTGAGCAGGGCACCGTATTCCTTGTAGGCAAGGCGCAAGTCGTGC